GACGTGCTGCGTCGCTTCAACCCGACGGGTTGGTACTGGCTGGGTGGCTACGGGCGTTTCCGTGAGGAAGCACTCGGTCGCATCGAGTCGTCTTCGTCGATTGGCGCGAACAGCTAGTCAACGTGAGTTGAGTGAGAAGCCCGCCCTTCGGGGCGGGCTTTTTGCTATTGTGGCGCGTGGTGGGGTGGGCGGCTCTCCTCCACCGCTCACTCCACCTTGATGTAGTATCGGCGTCGTGCCTCTTTTCCGTCCACCGACAGATGAGTTCGTGCATTATGGGGACTACACGGCTGGTGGTATTCAGTTGTCTTTGTGGCGGTTTTATCGTCCAGAGCCTCGGGGTAGGAACGTGTATCGGTTGACGGATGGTTCGTTTACTGAGGTGGACATTCGGGATGAGGGGCAGATTGTTCGGGTGTATCACGGTGGTCACGATAATTATGTGACGGACGCTGAGGCCGATGAGTTGGTGGCTGCGGGGTATACGGTGTTGGAAGGTACGTTTGAGTTGGATTCGTCTTATTCTTCGGAGTTGGACGGCGATGCTACTCTTGGTGTCTAATGGCTGGTGAAGGTTTCAAAAAGTTCACGGCTGAAACTTTAGAGTCGGCTGAGATCAATGATTTTTTGGCGTCTCAAGTTGTCGCCGTTTTTGATTCGTCGGCTGATCGCAGCAACTATTTTGGTGGTGCTGGGGCGTTCACTGTTACTGAGGGAATGATTACTTATCTGAAGGATGTCGACGAACTTCAGGTGTATACGGATTCGGGTTGGACTGCTTTTGGTGCTGTTGGTGCGCAAGGCCCGCAAGGTGCGCAGGGTCCGCAGGGTCCGCAGGGTGCGCAAGGATCTCAGGGTTCTACAGGTTCGACTGGTGCGCAAGGTAGTCAAGGGCCTCAGGGTGCTCAGGGTTCGACTGGTCCTCAGGGTGGTTCTGGGCCGCAGGGCGCGCAGGGTGCTCAAGGTGCTGTCGGTCCTCAAGGGCCGCAAGGTTCGCAGGGGCCGACTGGTTCGCAGGGTGCTACTGGTCCTCAGGGTGCGAAGGGGGATACTGGTGCGCAGGGCGCGACTGGTGCAACTGGAGCCACCGGGTCGCAGGGGTCACAAGGTGCGACGGGGGCTACTGGTCCTCAAGGTGCTACTGGTCCTCAAGGTGCGGCTGGGCCGCAAGGTGATACTGGTTCTCAGGGCGCTCAAGGGGCAACTGGCGCTACTGGCCCACAGGGTGACACTGGCGCTCAGGGTGCTCAGGGGGCGCAGGGCGCACAGGGGCCGCAAGGGGCTGCTGGTGCTGGTGCGGAACTGATCGAGGTTGCCGTATTCTTGTAGGGTGATTTCGGTTGTAACAACCACTTACAACACGCCACCGCACATTCTTGCCCGCACTTGGGCTTCACTGAAAAAGCAAACTTACAAACAGTGGGAGTGGGTGATTTGGGATGACTCAACCACCGACAGCGTGTGGCAACAAGTGTACGGGTTTGCCTCTGATGAACGGTACAAGGTCAGCATCCACCGCTCCCATACTCATTCTGGTGTGATTGGTGCGGTAAAACGCAAAGCGTTCATGGTCGCAACAGGTGACATCCTTGTCGAGTTAGACCACGACGACGAACTCACACCAGACTGCCTGAAAGAAGTAGCAGGCGCTTTTTACCATTCCGACGCAGGATTCGTGTACTCCGACTGGTGCGAAATCCTCCCCGACGGGCAATCAGGTAAATACCCTGACGGCTGGGCGTTCGGATACGGCGACCACTACTGGTCTTATGACCATGAAGTCTGGGCGATGCAAGCACCACCAATCAATCTCACCACGATGAGCCACATCGTCTCTGCACCAAACCATGTGCGGGCATGGCGAGCCGACCTCTACCGTCAACTTGGGGGGCACAATCCCGACCTTCCGGTTGCTGACGACTATGAGCTGGTGGTTAGAACGATCCTAGAAGCGCCTCACCATCAGATACCGAGAATGCTGTATAAGCAACACATCGGTGGGCATACTGCGCAACGGAAACGCAACGACCTGATACAGACACTTGTGGCGGAGATTGAAGCGAAGTACCATGATGCTTTAGCGAAAGTGGACTGGGATGATAAAGCATCAGGAAACACATCCAAATCTTGACGTAGAAGGCTGCTTCGGTTGCAAGGTAGCTGGGTTGTCTGTTGCTGCTTCCGCGACTCCTACTCGGCGTGAGGGGCGGAGGGCAGCGGTCATCAACCAGAAAGACAAGGTGTTAGAGAAAGATCTTGACGCATACAAGCGTCTGCGCCAAGAAGGATTGCAACCTAAAAGCATTGATGGTTCAGCCGAGGTCGAGAAACGAGCGAACTACAAATGGCAGGTTGAGACAGGGTTGGGGATGTGATAGTTCAAGATGTTTGTTTGATCGGTTTCTGTTGGGGTGATTTTTGGGATCGTTTCAGTCATCAATGGGTAGAGAATGTTTTGGCTTTAGATCCAAAGCCAGAGCATGTTTTGTTGTTCACTGATCGACTTGTTGATCTGCCGCAGGGTTGGGAGCAGCGTGTAACCACGGAGCGAACAATCATGGGATTCATCAATAATGATTTTCCCCAATCTGGTTTCCCGTATGGTGCAGGTTTGGCGATGGACGATCTGATGCCTTCGGATGGTTTAGCTGATCTGGTTTTAGGTGCCGACGTGATCGCCTCGGGGCATAAAGACACGTTGGGAAACATAAACATTCCGACCCGTGAAAGATACGAAAACTGTTTAGATGAACCGTGGTTCCCGCTATCTGGGTATCATGTGATGCGTTCAGATTTGCCCACCCGAATACCGTTCCGTCCTGTTGATTGGGTCGATTGGGTAGCAATGTTTGAGTGGTATCAACACGGCATCAGTATTCATTTTGATGGCAAGATCAGACAGTTCTATACGATTCGCGAAGGACAGTATTCTCAGCCGAAGAATCCCAAGTTGGCTCGACAGAACATCAATCTGATTAGGGAACTTGTGCGTAATGGCGGCGTTCAACCTGGTGCTGTATGGCCTCCTCAGCCGTTGTGAACTATCAGAATTGGCATGGGCTGACTGACGGTAGGTTCGGCTACGGGTCGATGCTTCTTGGGTTCCTGGATCACAAACCGAAAGATGTGGTGATTGACCCTCGGGCTGATGTGGATGTTTTGATGAGTGTCCCGTTCGCATCCGAGGGTTGGTTTACGGGCCAGTACAGGGTGTGTTTCACGATGTGGGAAACCGATGCTCTACCTGTCAGGTTCTCTAGGATTCTCAACCAGTACGACGAGATACTTGTTCCCTGCAAACACAACATCCCAGTGTTCGGAGCGCATCACCCGAAAGTGAACTACATCCCGTTGGGGGTGGACACGGAGTGGTGGAAGCCGTATGACCGTGAACCAAACCAGAAGTTCAGGTTTCATGCCGCAGGCTCACTGTGGATGCGTAAAGGCTTGGATAAGGTGGTGGAGGCGTTTCACGCGGCGCATCTGCCGAACGCCGAGCTGCACATCAAAGCAGCACCACAAGCGTACGACACTCCGAAGAACATCGAGTCTGATCGAGTGTTTCTGCATCGTGGTTGGATGACCCGTGAGGAGCAGCGTGACTGGTTCAATCAGGCGGATTGTTTCGTTGCCCCCGCCCGGGGCGAAGGGTTTGGTTTGATTCCGTTGCAGGCGATAGCGCTCGGTGTACCGACGATCATTACTGCTACTTCGGGGCAGGAACAGTTTGCGCATCTTGCAAGCACGGTGGTCGGGCATCGTAAAACGCACTGTTTCATGGGTGGCCGTTGGGATGAGGTGGTGTTTGATGAACTGGTAGTGGCGATGCGGCACCATTACAACAACGGGCCGTCGTTGCGGGCAGCCGCTAAAGTTGATGCTCCTCGTGCCGAAGAATTCAGTTGGGTGAAAGCCGCCCAGAAACTCGCTGACCATCTCCCGACGGGAAGCAAGGTGAAGGCTCAGGCGAAATGGGAGAAACCGAAGGATCATTTTGAGGCGCGGTTTTCTAGGGCTTCGGTGTGTGAGGTGAACGGTAAACGTTGGGAGTTCCAGCCAGGTGTAACCTATTCGATACCTGAACATGTGCATGACATCATGAGTGCGAACGGAGCATTGGAATGAAAGGCAAGAAGAAGGTCGAGAAGGTGATGGGGGAGTACAAGCGTGGCACCCTCAAGTCGTCTTCTGGTAAGAAAGTGAAGTCTCGTCGGCAGGCTGTGGCTATCGCTATGAGTGAGGCTGGGATGTCAAGGGGGAAGCGTGGCCGCTAAGAAGAAACAGTTTTGGGATAAAAAGAATCCGAACCAGACTTCTAAGCGGTTGACCCCCGAGCAGAGGAAGGCAGCGATGGCTCGTGCCAGGGAAGCTGGTCGCAAGTATCCGAACCTTGTTGATAACGTGTGGGCTTCGCGTCGTGGCTAAGTCTCCAGCATGGCAACGCAAAGAGGGCAAGAACCCGAAGGGCGGATTGAACGCGAAGGGTCGAGCGTCGGCTCGGGCGCAGGGCATGAACCTGAAACCACCCGTGTCTGCGGCGCAGGCGAAACGGAGTCCGAAGGCGGCGGCTCGTCGCCGTTCTTTTTGCGCCCGCATGTCAGGTATGCCAGGTCCGATGAAGGACAGCAAGGGTCGTCCGACTCGCAAAGCTCTTGCGATTAGAAAGTGGGATTGCTAAAGCGTGGTAGTCTTTCTCGGTCGAAAGGACTAGACATGCCGATGGTTGGTGGAAAGAAGTTCCCTTATACCGCGAAGGGTAAGAAAATGGCTAAGGCTGCTGCAAAGAAGTCTGGCAAGAAGATGAAGGACAAGAAGTGAAGAAGCAGGGCTACACCTCGTCTAAGAGCATGAAGTCTGTTCCTGTTCCTGCTTACGCGAAGCCGGGTGCGAAGCGGAAGGGCAAGAAGAAGAAGTAGATGTCCACTGCTGGTGCGCTGCTTGATCGCGTTCAGCGTCAGTTGTTGAGTGGCACCGTTGAAGAACGGAACAAGCTTGCTACTGGCGTAGATTCCGACGATACGTCATTTGTGATGACCTACGAGTTGGGTGGGTTGCGTGACGGCGTGGTGTTTGAGATCGGCACTGAACTGGTGTATGTGTGGTCGGCTACTGCTGGCACTAAGACCCTGGTTGTTGAGCGAGGGTATGGCGGGACTACGCCTGCGAGTCATTCTGCTGGGGCGATTGTCACGTTGAACCCTAGGTTCCCGAAGGCTCAGATGTTGGAGTCTTTGAACCAAGACATTGACGATTTGTCCAGCCCTGTGAATGATTTGTACAGGGTGGTGTCTACCGATGTGACTTATAACGGGTCGGATCGTCAGATCAACCTAACTGGTGCGACGAGCGTTATTGATTTGATTGATGTGCGTCTGCGGTATTTGTCGGATGATTACCCGATTATTCGTGGGGTGCGCCTGCAAAGGGATTTGCCGACGAGCGATTTTGCGTCTGGGTTTGCGTTGACGTTTGACGATCAGGCGATTGCTGGCACTTTGCGTGTTAGGTATCGTGCGCCGTTTGTTCGTGCTGCGTCAACTGCTTCGGACATTCAATCAACGTGCTTGGTGCCGTTGTCAATGGAAGACATTCTTGAGATGGGTGTGATGGCCCGCATGTTGCAGACCCGTGAAGTGAAACGGAACTTCATTGAGGCGCAGGGCGATACTCGTCGCGCTGATGAGGTGCCGCCGGGTGCTACGCGTGATTCGTTTACGAACATTCTGCGTATGCGTCGTGACCGTATTGTTGCTGAGAAAGCGAAACTTGCGAGGCAGATTCCGCTGACTATAAGGGTGTGACGTGGCTGGTCTGATTGATTTCACCACGAAACTTGACGGCGATGCCTCGTTTTATACGGGTACTGGTTCAACTCAGCTTGTCCCATACATTTTCCCCGTGGCGATCAATGGTCGCCCGTACATGCTGGATACGAAGTCGGGTGATTTTGCTCGACAGTTTGATGCGCGTGTTCGTGATTCGGTTGACCAGTCGACGGAGCCTGGTGAGTCGGCTATCAATCCGCAGGGTTTGTGGCGTAGGTCGCAGGCGTCTTGGCATTACGGTGCGGGGCAGGAGTACAGCGATACTGCTGATGCCGAGCCGTACAGGTTCCGTTCGTCTAAGGGGATTGATGTTTGGAATCGGGGGCAGTTGAGTCTTTTGTCTGACGTGTCGCAGGTGTATTCGTCGGCGCAAGACAACTTGTACATGGCTGTGGCTGATGCACGGATTTACGGTACGGAGAATCAGACGCTTCAGTTCACCACCGATTTTGTTACCTTCACGACTGTTACTGGTACCGCGGCATCCAAGCTGTACAGCATCGCGTCTGATGGTTACAACGTCTTTTATTCGTATGCGAATGGTGACATCGATCAGACGAATGCTGGCACCACTACTTCGTCGGCGTACATCACTGGTATTGAAGCAGGTTTGCTTCGTTATGTAAAAGGCCGTCTGATGGTGGCTGGTCAGGGTGCCGATAAGCACAAGATTTGGAACATCACCACCGCTGCTGGTTCTAGCGCGAACAACCCGGGCACCTTGTACACGCATCCGAACACTTCGTTTACTTGGAAAGGTTTCGCTGCTGGGCAGAACCACATCTACGCGGCTGGTGTGGCGGGTAACAAGTCAATCATCTACAAGACAACGATTCAGGCTGATGGTACGGCTTTGGAGATTCCGACTGTGGCTGGCGAATTGCCGCTTGGCGAACTGGTCACGACTATTGACGGCTATCTCGGGTACATCTTGATTGGCTTGGAGACAGGGTTTCGGTTCTGTTCATCTGATGAAAACGGAAACCTAATTATTGGGCCGCTTGTTCGCACGGGGACAGCAACCACATGTTTTGCTGGTATTGGTCCGTATGTTTATTTTGGTTGGAGCAACTACGATTCAACATCAACTGGTATCGGTCGATTGAGCATTGCGGATCAGGTTGCGGTGAATCAGCCTGCTTATGCATCAGATTTGATGGTGACTGGACAGGGAACTGTGCTTGACATTCACGAGTTTGGCAATGTACCGATTTTTACTGTGTCTGGTTTGGGGGCATACAAACAGCATTCAACTGATCTTGTGTCTTCGGGAACGATAGAAACCGGTATTTACAGGTGGGGTGTGCCGGATGCAAAGTTTGTGCCGAAATGGGATTTGCGTACCGAGCCGTTGAACGGGACGGTGAATTTGGCTGTGCGTTCCGACAGCGGGTCGTTCAATAGTGTCGGCACAATGGCTTCACAGAACTCTTTGGAAGCCACGTTTGATGGGTTTGAGACGAAAGTGTTTGAGGCTGAGGCTCGGTTGACTTTGACACGCTCGGCGTTGAACTCTGCTGTTGGGCCTGTGGTGACCCGCTGGTTGGGTCGAGCGTACGCGGCTCCGTTGCGTTCCCAAATTTTCTCGGTACCCGTACTTCTGCATCATGTGATTACGCCGTCCAACGGCAAGGACTATTTCGTGAATGTTGACGATGAGCTGGATCGGTTGCGCGATCTGGTGGATAACCCGAGGGTTGTCGCCTATCAGGAAGGGGACCGCACCTTTTCGGTGGTGGTTGAGGATGTGCGTTGGCGACCGATTCATGCTTACAATGCTCACAATCCGTGGGATTGGGACGGGACGTGTATCGTGATTATGCGTAGTGTAAGGTAGTTCAGGCTATGGCTTTACCTGTCAGGAAACAGTATGCGGGCGCTGCGGCTTCGACTACGACAACGAACGCCCTCGCGCTGGCTGATACCTCGGTAACGATTGCTGGTACTACTGGCTGGCCGTCTGGCGCTGGTGTCCCGTTCTTTGTTGTTATTAGCCCTGGGACTTCGGCTGAGGAAAAGTGCAGTGCAACGATCAGTGGTTCGACGCTGACGTTGACTCGGGCGCAGGATGGTACGACTGCGCAGACTCATGCGTCCGGGTCGACAATCTACCCGGTTTTCACTGCAACCGAGGCTAATGAAGCAAACCTAGTCGCGTCCAAAATGACGACTAAAGGCGACTTGCTAACGACTGATGGTTCAGACCTAAACCGTTTGGCTGTTGGTGGCACGGCGGGTCA